GGTGTGGGCGGAGGAGTGGGTCATGCAAGAACAAGACTTCTATGAAGAGGACAGCGTTCAGGAAGACCAGGCAACAAAGAATCCAGTTCGTGCAAGGATGCGTGAGTTGGAGTCAGAGGTTAAGAGCTTGCGTCAGCAAGCAGAGGAAGCTAAGTCAGCTCAACGAGAGTTGGCATTTGTGAAGGCAGGCGTAGACCTATCTTCAGGGATGTCCAAGTATTTCGTAAAGGCTTATGATGGCGAACTCACACCCGAGGCAATCCGAGTTGCAGCCGCAGAAGCAAATCTCATTAAGCCCCAAGAAACTGTGCAAGCAGCCCCGATACAGGAGAAGCAAGCATGGGATCGAGTTAGCAACGCATCACGCGTTGGAGATACAACTGAAGCGACGGTTGACTATGCAACTAGAATTGCAAACGCTAAATCCGAAAAAGAAGTAATGGAATTGTTGGCTCAAGCAAGAATGAATCAAATCAACAATTAACCAATTCTTTAAGGAGAATTAAAACATGGCAGGCGAAACAACAACCTCGTCCTTGTCTGTAGACCAGGTGGCGTTTGACCGTCTTGCGTATTTCGCATTGCGTTCAGAGCTTCTTTTCGATCAGGCAGCGGACGTACAACCAGTAGCACAGGCAATGCCTGGTACTGGAGTTACATTCACAATCTTCGCAGACATCGCAGCAGCGACATCTACGTTGAACGAAGTAACTGACGTAACCCCAACAGCGCTCTCGGATAGTCAGGTAACAGTTACCTTGGCTGAATACGGTAACGCAGTTGTTACAACAGCAAAACTGCGCGGAACAGCATTCTTGGATGTTGACTCGGCAGCAGCAAACATCATTGGCTACAACGCAGGTGACTCAATGGATCAAGTTGTCCGTGAAGTCCTTGCTGGTGGCAGCAACGTAGCTTACGCAACTGGTGGCGCATCAGCTCCATCAAGCCGTGTAACTATGGCTGTAGATGACTTGTTGGTAGCAAACGACATCCGTAAGCAGGTAGCTGCTCTGCGTGGTGCAAACGTTGCAACCTTCAATGGTTCATACATCGGCTTCATTCACCCAGACGTGTCGTACGACTTCCGTTCGGCTACAGATGCAAGTGCATGGCGTACACCAGCCAACTACGTGGATCCAACTGGTATCTACAATGGCGAGATCGGCTTGTTTGAGTCGGTACGTTTCATTGAGACACCACGTGCCAAGGTATTCACCAACGCTTTCAACGGCGCAGGTGCATCTGGTACGGGAGACTCGTATGCAACTCTTATCATGGGTCGTCAGGCTCTTGCTAAGGCGTTCAGCACACAAGATGGCAATGGCGCAACACCGAAGATTGTCCGTGGCAATGTCACAGATATCTTGATGCGTCTGCAACCACTTGGTTGGTACTGGCTCGGCGGCTACGGTCGCTTCCGCGAAGCTTCGCTTCGTCGAATTGAGTCGGCATCAAGCATTGGCGCAAACGCCGTCTAATAATTAGTCAGAGCCCTCCGCTCCTCCTCATCGGGGCGGGGGGCTTTGCTATACTCTTTTTGTTGAAAGGTTCTTATGTCGATTTCTAATTATGCTGAAAACAAAATTCTTGACCACGTAACTGGCGAGGCTGCTTGGACTATGCCAACAACGGTTTATGTCAAGCTGCACACAGGTGATCCTGGCGAAGCTGCAACGTCAAATGCTGCCACGGAAACTACACGCAAAGCGGCATCTTGGTCAGCTGCGTCTTCTGGTTCTATTGCTACAGATGCAACAATTGAGTGGACCAACGTTTCTACAACAGAAACATACACGCATTGGTCGTTGTGGGATAACTCAACTAGTGGTAATGCTTTGTGGACTGGTGCACTATCTGCATCAGCTGCTGTTACGGCTGGAGATACTTTCCAAATCACTTCGCTTACGCTGTCTCTCGATTAGTCGGTAGGGGGTAAACCCTATGCCATTAACAGCAGTAATTGCTTATACAGAACCGTACAAAGGTACTCATAGATTTTATGTAGGTACACCAGTATCTAGGTCTGCAACTGGTTCTGGTACTGGAACACAATCAGCATTAAGAACAATTGTTAAACCTTGTACTGCAACTGGTTCAGGTGTTGGCGCAGCAACCACGTCAATAAAAATTATTTATGTGCGTACAGCTACTGGCACAGGTTTGGCTGGAGAGTCAGCAAGTACGACAAAAGAAATTCTTATTCGTACTGCAACTGGTTCAGGTGTTGGTACTGGTGAAGCTGACCCATTCCTTTTTATTGTAAGACTGGGAACTGGTAGTGGTCTTGGAAGTTCATCAACGACATTTATTCGTGGCTTAGTAAGGGCTGCTACGGGTAGTGGTAGTGGTACACAAACAGCAACAAGAGTCGTTACTTATATTAGGACAACTACTGGATCTGGGTTAGGTACACAAAATGCCGTCAGACGCGTCACGTTCTTCCGTACTGCGTCAGGATCGGGTTTAAGTACCGAGACAGCCTCCGCAATAGAATCGCTTCCTAGAACGGCTACAGGATCTGGCGTTGGCTCTGTAAGCCAGAATGCCACATGGGTTAAGTCCCGTATGTTTAGGGTTCCACAAACAACAGGCTTTGCTTTTGTCGAAGCATACTCAGAAATTAGTTGGCAACCACGAGAACGATTGTTTGCTCGTCTGCCCAACGGCACAAGAGTGGAGAATCTCTTTGAATTACAAGATGGTTCGTATACAATTAATGATCCAAGAGACGGCACAGCAGTCAGGGTTTACCTTGGTTCGCACGTAATTCCATTGACGGACGAGGAAGTAACAAACCTGACAGCAGCTGGATACGGAGCGTACATAACGTGAAGCATGCAGAAACCCATCCCGATTTAGATGTTGATGGTTGCTTTGGTTGTCGCATTGCAAATATTCGCATGGGCACTAACAGCACTACTACACGCGGGAAAGAAGTAGAGCAAACAAATAAGGTAGAACGCAACTGGCAGAAAGACATGCCAGCTTATAAACGTTTACGGAAGGAAGGCTTGCAACCAAAACGAATTGATGGTGCAGCCGAAGTCGAAGCAAAAGCAAAATATAAATGGCAAGTTGAAACAGGATTGGGTATTAAATGAAATCACCAGCATGGCAACGCAAAGAAGGAAAGGATCCAAAAGGTGGACTCAACGCAAAGGGTCGTGCATCGTATAAAGGTGGGACATTGAAAGCACCTGTTAAAGCAGGAGACAATCCACGTCGAGCATCATTCCTCGCACGCATGGGAAACATGCCAGGACCTGAACGAGATGAAAAAGGTAGACCAACAAGACTGCTATTATCTTTACAGGCTTGGGGTGCTTCGTCTAAAGCGGATGCACGGTCTAAGGCTAAAGCAATATCCGCACGAAACAAGAACAAGAAAGGCAAGTAATGCCAAAAGTAGGAAAAAAGGAATTCGCTTACACCCCAAAAGGTATGGCGATGGCTAAAGCAGAAGCCAAGAAAACTGGCAAGTCAATGAAAATGAAAGGCAAGAAAAAGAAGTAATGACAACTGCAGCAACGGTAATTAATAAAACGTTGCGACAACTTCTATCTGGGACGGTGGAGGCTCGCAACAAGCTAGCCTCTACTGTCAACAGTTCTGCTACCAGCATTGTCTGCACGTATGCCCTTGAGGGGTTGCGTGCTGGACAAATTTTTGAAATTGAATCTGAAGTGTTTTATATTTGGGCTGCTGACACAACAACAAAAACTTTAACCGTAGAGCGTGGGTTTAATGGAACTACTGCAGCCGCACATACTGCTGGCGCAATAGTCACGGTAAACCCTAGGTTCCCTAGAGCTCAAGTTCTTGAAGCTATTAATGATGAAGTATTAGATCTGTCATCCCCAGTCAATGGGTTGTTTCAAGTCAAAGCTGTTAACTTTACTTACAACGGTACAGACAGAATGATTAACCTAACATCTGCTACTGATGTTATTGATATCTTGAACGTATCTGTTCGTTACCTTAGTGATGATTATCCAGTTGCTCGCAAAGTAAAACTTGTTCGAGATCTACCGACAGATGACTTTGCTTCTGGTTTTGCTTTAAAGTTTGATCAAGCAGTATACCCAGGCAGACTTCGCATTATTTACAAAGCACCCTATAGTTCAGTTACCACAGAGGCAACCAACCTCAACACAGATTGCGGTATACAGGAATCCATAGAAGACATTGTTGTTGTGGGTACACAGCTTAGGTTGATGGCACCACGGGAAATTAAACGCAACTTTGTTGAATCACAAGGTGATACCCGTAGAGCAGAAGAAGTTGCATCAGGCGCAATTACCAACTCCGCAACAGCACTAAGACAATTACGGAGAGACAGAATCATTGCGGAGGCTGCTCGCTTAATGCGGTCGTATCCGACATTCTTGACAAGGGAATGATCGGTGACATTAGTACTGCGGTATACGGATGCTTACTATCCAGCCGTTCCTTACTTTGCGGGAAAGGAAAGTAGTTCTTTGGTTCCAGATATTTTTCCTGTTGCTATCGATTCAAGACCGTTCCTTGTAGATTCCAAATCAAATCTCTTTTCACGTGGGTTTGAACCTAGGGTTCGAGATTCGGTTGACCAATCAACGACACCTGGCGAAGCAGCAATTAACCCACAGGGTTTATGGCGTCGTGGTGAATCGTCGTGGCATCTTGGTGCTGGGCAGAAGTATGCCGATACAGCAGAAGCACAAGACTATAGGTTTTACACAAGTCAAGGAATTGATCCATGGACCAAAGGTCAGATTTCATTGTTAAAGACTGTGGCTTTGTCA